GCGGCGCCGCTCGATTTCCTCGGTACGGCCCTGCAGCCCGTCCAGCTCGTCCTGCAGGCTCTCCAGCGTGGTGCGCGTCGAGTCGTTCATCTGCTGCATGCGCTGGTTTGCCGAGGCGATGGCCGACTCCAGACTGCTGAGGTCGGAGCCGTCGAGCAGGCTCATGGCCCGCTTCATGCTGCTGGCCCGCTGCACGAATCGCTGGGCGCTGATCGCCCCGCGCTCGTAGTCCTGCATCAGGCTCTGCAGCGCGGCCTTCTGACCGAGGAACGCCTGCTGCGTCTGCAGGCTGGCGGCCTGCGTCTCGGCCGCCCAGCGCCCCAGGCTGCTCATCATCGGGCGAGCCAGGTCGGCACGGAGGCTCCCCAGCGCCTGGCTCACCTGCTCCAGGCTGCGCTGGGTGTCGGCCAGGCTGCTGGTGTCGATGCTCGGCGCGGCGCTGCCGATACCGCGCAGCCGGTCGAAGGCCTCCAGCGCGGCGCGGCTCAGCCCGGCAGCGCCCTCGCGGGCACGGCTGACCACACCGCCGAAGAAGCCTTCCATGGCGGACAGATCACGCTGGGCGTCGCTGGATTCCTTGCGGCGGCGCTGCATGGCTTCGTCGCCGGCCTGCCGCTCCGCCTCCATGCGCTTGCCGCTCTCGCGGCGTAGCTGCTCGCTGGTGACGATGGCTTCGCGGTCGGACTTGTTCTTGTCGTCCTGGGCTTTCTTGCTGCCCTGCAGTGCCTGGGTGAGTTCCTTCTGGCGGGCGTTGAGCTTGGCCAGTTCGGCGTTGTACTCGCCGGCCGTCACCTGGCCGGTGTTGTACAGCCCCTGCAGCGCCGTGCGGATGGCGGCGATGTCGCGATCAGTCTTGGCATCGCTGATGGCGCGCTGTACGTCAGTGAGGGACTTGAGACTTTCCGCCGCGACACCTACAGCACCGGCCATGCTCTTGGCACTGCCGCCCAGCTCTTTCAGCCGGCGATTCAGTTCCACCGAGCTGGCGGAGTATTCCTGCTGGCTGATGTCGCCGCGCTGGAAGGCGGCGAACATTTCCTCACCGACCTGGCGCAGTTGCGCAACCGTCTTGGCAGCACTGATCTGGTCGAGCGCGGCCTGCATGGTCGTGACCGCCTGGCGCACATAGTCGGCCTGGCTGACGCTCTCCAGGCTGATGGTTTCAGTCTGCTCTTTCGCCTTGGCTTTGACGTGCTCGGTAGTCGTATCCCAGGCATCAGCGATCTGCTGATAGTCGGTCTTGGCCTGCAGGGCGTAACCCTGGCTCAGCTCGCCGAGGAAGTTATACAAGCCATCCGCTTTGGCACGCAGATCGCTGTTGCCGAATAGATCCGCAATCTGGCCAATCGCGAGCCCCAGCCGGCCAACGGTCTGCTGCACCACCAGTACCAGCGCCGCAGCGGTGGCGTTCACGGTGCCGGCGAAGGCATTCCAAACGGTGGTCAGGGTGGCGGATACAACGCGCGCCGACTCCACTGTGGCATCGATAGCCGGGCCAACCTGCTCAGCAGCCCGGGCGGCCCGCGCGGCGAGCCCTTCGAAGTCGACCGTAGCCAGCCGCTCGGCGTACTTTGACAGCGCTTCAGATCCAGCCACGAACGCATCCGACAGGCTCTGCGCGAGACGATCAAGCCGGCCATCGTTAGCCATTGCATCCAGGCCGTCACTCACCTCCAGCAGCTTGCGCTGGATGTAATCGAACGCCCCCGAGTTGGCGACACGACTGGTGAAGTCGCCAATGCGATCAGTGATCCCTTTCCAAAGCCCCGCCGCAGTGTTCAAGCGCGCAGCAGCTGCAGCACCACCATAGGCCTCGGTGAGCATGTCCATGATGATGGACTGCGCCTCGGCCATCCGGCCGGTCGCTTCCAACTGCTTGAGAAGGCGCTGCTGCCCTGCCTCCAGGGTAAAGCCCTGCCGGCCAAGCGCGGCCATGGCCTTGGAAGGCGACTGCAGCGCACGCCCCACGATCTCGGCCGACTGCTCGGCGCTGATACCAAGCCGCTGCTGCTGATCAATCACGATCTGCAGGGCACGCGGGAACTCGTTCGCGGCAACGTCGGTGTATGACAGCAAGCGCGCCTGAGCTGCCTGTACCTGCTCGGCGGTGAGCATCGAGCTGGCTTCCATGGCATCGGCCATGTCCAGCAGCCGCTGCGTCGTGAACTCGGCCTGCCGACCAGTGGACGCCAGCGTGGCCTCGAGTTGGGCCAGCGCCTGCTGCTTGTCGGAGCCCTCCATCGCAATAGCGCGGATGCCCTGCGCCGCCAACGACAGACCACGCTGAAAAAGCCCCACTACAGCATTGAGCGAAACATAAGCTGCCGCATAGGCGACCACCTGGCGCACACCGCTGGCCATGGCGCTTTTGGCAGCGTCGATGCGGTCGGCATGTTCCTTGGCCGTATCGGCGGCCTTCTTTTCCTCAACGCGCTTTTCGCGAATGGCCTCGCGGTTGGCAGCCAACGCCTGCTTACCATCCTCAAGCTCACCGGTCAGCCGCTTCTCTTCGGCGACCACGTTGTCGGTATCCACCCCCAGTTTTTTCAGCTCGCTGGTGGTGTTCTTGATGGCCTGCTGGTTGCGTTTGTAGGCGCGCTCGGCTTCCTCCAGCGTGCGGCGTGCCTCGCGCAGGGCGATGCGCTGACCTGCCGTAGCCTTCTCGTTGTCGCCAATCTCGCGGGTCAGGTCATCCAGCGTGGCGCGGGCGTCGGCCTGGCTACGGGCCAAGCCCTCGGTGGCCTGCTGGTTGTCGCGCAACGTGCGAGCCAAGCCACGGGCGCGGCCTACATCGTCCATGCTCGCCTTGAGCCGGCGCCCTTCCTCGGCCAGCTCGCGCATCGACTCAGAGGCAGGCGCTACGTCGCCGCTCAGGAAGTTGCGCGCGCGCAGGGTGAGCTGGATCAGGCGATCACGAACGGACATCACTTTTCTCCAGACAATAAAAAACCCGCCGAAGCGGGTCTAAAGGAAACATATCAACTACAGCGGCAGCTTCACATCCGATAGCTGCCAAGAAATCCCCGAACGAGTGAGGATGAAGCGTACAGGCCCATCACCGTTCTCGTCCGGCACGATAACGACAAATCTGCTCACCCCCTGGTAGCTCATCTCAGCCCCCTCAAAGGGCTCCCGACTCTGCCGGACAGAAGGCGCATCACCACCAGAGGATTGAGGCGCCCCCTTAAGCTCTAGCTTTTCGCCCTTCATCATCTGAGCTAACCCAGCCGGCGTAACAAAAGACGTGATCATGCTGTCGACCATCGCTCCAGCGAATGCCACACCAAGCGCCGCAAAGGGGTTGTCCGCCATCTCAGATTTTGCACTTTCCATAACCTTCGCGTTCAGCTGCCCCTTGAGGCTCTCCCTCACGCGAGGGAAGTCAATGTACTGCTCAAGCGCATCAGCATCGCGGGCTTTTGCCGCCTGCTTGATCTGATAGACAGTAATGTATGGTGAAGCAATCAAATAGCCACCAAGCAGCAAGCCACCAGCAGCCAGGAACCACTTCATCCCGCCACGTTTTTTCACCGCGACACCATGAACTGGTACCGCCTCGACAGAATTTTCGCGACGCTGCCGCGCCGCCAGAGCCTTGGCATAGAAAGCGCCGCAACTCGGGCAGCACAGCGGATCACCGAAATCTGGCTGAGCTGCCTCATGGTCACACGCTGGACATTGCATAGGTTCCCTCCTCCGAAGATGAACGGGAATCTACCATCACAACGCCAGCACAGGAACCCGGCCTAAGCCGGGCTCAGTGCCATCAGGCCGCAGCCTTCATGCCCAGGCTGTAGAACTGCGACATGCCCGGCTCGATCATCAGCATGTCGGCCAACAGCTCACCCGTGACCTGATAGGCCGCGTACTGGGTGCCGCTGAGCTGGATTTGCTGCACCAAGCCAGGCTTGAAGCGGTGCAGGCGGGCCGGGGTCGGGGCGCCACCCTGCGCGGCGTTGAGGCCAGCGAAGTACATTTCCAGCTCCGACTGCGCAGTGGTCAGCATCTCCACCACGTCCGCCTTGAGCTTGGTGTAGGTGGCCGTGATACCAGCACTGGTGATGGTGGTGCCGCTGGTCAGCTGGATGCCGTAGGGCGTCAGCAGGTAGTGATCGCCGGCATCGTAGGTGGTGGCACCATCCGCGCTCTTGATTTCGACCGGTGCCGACAGGTCGGGCAGGTTGTCGAAGGGGATCAGCTCGCCCGGCAGGCCTTCGCACACGTGAGCCTCGGGCGTGGTTACAGCGCCGGCAGCAACGCCGCGAACGGTGCCACGGCCAACAATGGCCAGGTTACGGGCGTTCACGTCGTACAGGGTGAAGCTGGCTGTCACCCCCGTCACGCGCGAGGTGACGTTGCGGTTACCAGCGCCGGTAATGTAGTTCGGCAGGGTCTGCTGATCCTCGGTGTGAGCGATCTGCAATTCGCTGGTGTTACCCCAGGGCAACAGCGCCTTTTGCGTTTGATAGGCGCGCGAGAAGATATCGCCATAGCCGATAAGGCTGGCGTCTTGAACGGTGATCATGGGTTTACCTCGATGTCAGGGAGCGGCGCAGGCGGCCAGGTAAAGCTGGATTGGGTGGTGGATTACTTCGGCTCAGCCGCCGGCTTGGCTTCAGCCTTGGGCTTTTCCGGTTCGGGTTTCGGTGCGAAGCCGTTTGCCTGGGCATGCGCGAGAGCAGCGCCGCTCAGTTCCTGGCCTTTCTTGTACACCGTAACCTTGCCCCCCTCGCGGAAGGTGAAGGCATGGGTTGCTTTGGGGTTGGACATATCACCCTCCTAGGGTTGGTATTGCTCGACGAAAACAGCGTTGACCTGGGCCTGCACGATAGCGAGCGAGTGCCCTGGCGCCGGGTAGTTGAATTGCACGTCACCAAGGGTGACGCTCTGCAGCAGCCCGCGCAGATCAGGCGGGGGCCGCTCACGCACAGCGCGGCCGATGCCCCATTCGATCAGATCGAGCAGCGCATGCCGCTCGATGCCTGGGTGCAGGTCAAAGTTGATGACCACTTCCACCTGATAGGCACGCCCACGCATGCCGGACAGAACGACCCCGGCCGGCGTGGTTGCATCGCTGGTCGACGCAGCCACTAGGGTGGCCAGCGGCAACGGCTCACCCTGCGGTAGATCCTCATAGAACTGGCCAACGTGCACGCCGGCCAGATCCAGCGGGTAGCCGTTGACGGTGGTGAACTTACGCAGCTGCTCGGCAAGGAAGTCAGTCACGCGAGTGGCGATCAGCTGCATCAGAACAGTTCCTTATCAAGGTCAAGGTTGAACTCCAGCGCCAGGCGCTCGGCGGCCTTCTCGCGGGTGCTGTCGTCCACGGCGACGCGGAACAGCGCGGCGGCCGATGGGCCGTTGGCATCGCGCGGCACAACGTAGTCGTAGCGGTATTCCTTGACGCCGGGGTTGCGCGTGGTCGGGCGCACGTTGCGCTCGCGCACACTGCGCGTGGCTAGCGGCAACTTGCGGGCGCTGGCCGGGTTGATGAAGCCGGCCGCGACCTTCTCACCGCGCCACCAGTCCACCAGCACCCGCGCGCGGATCTTGGAACCGCTCAGCGCATCAGCCCGATGCCGATAGCAGCGAGCCGGAATGCCGGCCGACGAAGGCACAATGCTCGCCTCGGGCCGGTTGGTGTTGGCCAGGTCGAGGCGAATGCGGTCATTGAAGATCACGCGCCGCACGCCGGTCGCCTTGGAAAACGGCTCCACCAAAAGCACCCGCTTGACCCAGCGCGCCGCCCGGTTGGTCGAGTTGATCTCGATACGGGCGAAGCGCTTCTCGTCGATGCCAAAGGCAGCGGCGCCGCCCTCGAACGGCGGCAGGCTCACGTCGATATGGTTCATACCTTCTTCACCCACATGCGCCGCACCACGCGGTCATCCTCGGTCTCCACCAGGCCAGCAACGCGCCAGTTCACGCCATCGACCTCGAACACAGCACCAGGCTGCGGCCGGCCCACCTCGACCACCGCTGCCTCCAGCTCGGTCACGTACTCAACCGCCCCGGAGAACTGCCCCGGACGGCTGACGCCATAGGCCAGGAACACCCGGCAAGGCAGCGCCGTGGCGCCTGGCGTTGCGGTGTAGGTGGCGGGCGTGCCCGCCAGTTCCTCGGCGGAAACGATCAGCTCGGCGCCATTGCCTACCGGGCGCGGGCTAACCAGATGAAACAGCCGGCCGCCGTGTTGCAGGTAGCGGCCGGATCGGAAAATGTCGGAGAACCGCGCGCGGATCTCCACCAGGGAACGCTGACGCAGCCCGGCAGGCGCCGGGCTGTCGCCCTCTTTGGTGCGGATGTCTACCCAGCGCTGACCCAGCTCCACGACCTGCAGCTGGTCGCCCAGTGCAAGCAGCGTGGCGCGGTTGCGCAATCGGCCTGCTCTCATGTCAGAACCTCGGTGGCACTTCGATCTCGGCCAACAGTGAGTCGGTGAAGTGGCTGGGCAGCTCGGCCAGGATGGTGCCGACCACCAGCGTTTCGCGGAACTCGTGCGCGGTAGCCGCTGCCATCAGCAGCCACGACTTCACGCCGGGATACGCGGCGAGATCCGCGCCGGCCTTGTAGCGGATCACCAGGCGGCCAGACGGGCGCCCCTGCGGAAAGTGCAGAAAGCTCTCGCGCTGACCTTGCTGGAGACGGTGCGCGGGCAGCGGCTGCAGGTCGGTGACGCTGCCGTCACTCTCCACCCGGCCAATGCTCACAACCTCGGTCGCCTGGCCAACGTCGAGCGCATGGCCCGAACCGTAGGACTCGGGCCATTCCTCGAGGTACTCCGCCGCCCGAATGGCTGCGCCGGTTTTCGCCTCGGCCTGAGTCGTGACGCCAGGGATGATGACCTGCGCGACGAGATCCGCCTGCAGGTCACCCGCCTCTACCCGACACTGCGCCGCTACCTCGTCCACGGTGATCGCTGCCGCCCCCGTGTACTCGATGCGGCGGGCCATTAGGGTTTAGGCTCGTCGTCGCCCGCCTCTTCATCAGCGGGCGGGGTGTCCGGTTCTGGCGGGGTGTCAACAGGGGCGCCAGGTTCCGGGGCGGCCTCGCCGCTACCGGCCTTGGCAGCGCCACCCTTGCCGCTGCCTTTGCCGCCCCCCTTACCAGCGGGCGCAGGGGCTGCTGGCTTGTCAGGCGCCTTGCCAGCCTTGACCAGCTCGGCCACCTTGCCCTTCACCAGATCACCGGCCGCGACCTCACCGAAGCATGCCACCTCGCCAGCCGAATAGCCGCGCCAGGACTTGGTGAACTTCACCGCTACTTTTTCATTGCTCATGTCATCACCTTACGAATGGGGAAACAGGGAATGCCCCGCCCAAAGGCAGGGCGGTGAATCACATGCCTGCACCCCAATCGCAGGCGGTGCCGACCACGATGGACTCCACGTGGCGCGGGCCGATGTCGTGCTTGGCGATCACGCGTACCAGGGTCTGGTCGCGCTGGAAGGAACTGACCACCTCGCCGCCAGCGTCCTTGTAGGTGGCTTCCTTGCTGAAATCGATGACCAGATCCATGTCTTCGCCGATCATCACGTCGGCGAAGTTGACGAAGTAGATCTCGGTTTCATCGCCATCGACGCCCAGGTTGACCGGGATCTGGTTGCTCAGGCCGTACTTGTAGCCCTTGAGCAGGCCTTGCTCGATCTCGGGGTAAGCCTTGTTGCCGTTTCCGTCGCGCAGGCTTTGCAGCCAGCGGATCAAGCGCGGATGCATCAGCCAGCCACAGGCCTGCATCTGCACGTTGTTGGCCTCCAGGCGCAGCATCAGGCCACCCAGATAGAGGTCGATGGCCTGCAAGGTGATGCCGGATTGAGCCGGCGCCGGCACGACGTTCGCCGGGATGGCCCAGTAGCGCAGGCCTTTCGGCAGCACGCCAGTGCCGTCTGCGCGAATGAAGTGCAGATCTTCAGACAGGCCCATGCTGGTCGCGAGGTCATTCGCCACCAGCTGATCTACACGAGGGTTCACACCCGACATGCGCAGCAGGTCGTTGGAGATGGGCACGAGCGCGGCCATCTTCTTCGCCGACAGCTTGGTGTCGCCGAAGGTCATGCCAGTCAACGGGATATCGGTTTCAGTGCCGATATAGCCCACCTGGGTGTTACCGCTGATACGCGGCATGGTCAGGTTGCCGTTGTTCAGCGGCAGGCTGATGACGCCCATCTTTCGCACAATCGAGGTGGGGCGCAGCGACTCGATCACCTCGGAAGCGAAGTTCTGCGGCACCAGCACACCACCGGCACCCGGCGTGACAGTGGACAGCGCCATCTGCACGTCAGAGCCGTACTTGCTGTCTTTCGCCAGCTGTGCAGCCAGCTGCTGGTTACCCTGCGCAGCAGCAAGCAGGCGAACCATCTGCGCCATACCGGCGCCCTTCACCTGCTCTTTGCCTTCACCACCGTGAAGACCAGCAGCAGGCGGGCTCTGCGCGCCCTGAGCGCCCTCCTCGACCGGCACCGCAGCCAGGGCCGCCGACTTCTCGGCCGCCTCGGCACGGGACAGCTTGGCGGACAGATCGGCGATCTGAGCCTCCAGGCTGGTGAACTCGGCCAGCTGCTCGGCGTTCAGGCTACCGCCGTCAGCCTCGATTTTTGCCAGCGCCTGCAGCTTGGTGTTCAGCTCGGCGCGTTCGCTACGCATTTGAAGTACAAGGGACATACTGCCTCCTGGGCATGAAAAAGCCCGCACTAGGCGGGCTTGGGTGACTGCCGCGAACGCGGTCAGAGTTGGGATTGAATGGCCGCAGCGCGGGCACGTACCAAGATACCGCCCGCACCGCGCCCCGCGCGGCTCTCGGCCACGGCGCGAGCCAGGTGGTCGACGGCATCCTGTGGGCTCTGGATGCGGTCAGCCAGGCCAGCGGCGATACCGTGCTGGCCTTGGTACAACGCCGCCTCGGTGGCCTTGACCTGCTCGATGCTCAGGCCGCGATACTCGGCCACGGCACCGACAAACATCTGGTAACTCTCCTGCACGAGGTCGTTGAGGAATTTCAGCGACTGATCGGTGAGCGGTTCATGCGGGCTCAGGTCGTTCTTGTGCGCACCGGCATACACGGTGGTGACCTTGACGCCCAGCTTCTCCTCCATTGCCGAACGGTCAAGGTGCTTTGCGATCACACCGATGGAGCCGACGCCGCTCGTCTGGCTCATGACCACCTCGCTGCAGGCCGAGGCCAGCAGGTAGCCACCGCTGTAGGCCATGAAGTTGACCAGGCCGGTGATTGGCTTCTGCTGGGTCATGGCGCGAATCTCGCTGGCCAGCTCGAAGGCGCCAACGGCCGAGCCGCCAGGGCTGTCGATATCCAGCACAATGCGCTCGACCATAGGGTCTGCCACCGCCGTGCGCAGCTGGCGGCGCAGATCTTCGTAGCTGGTCATGACCTCGCAGGCATCAAGGTGAGCGCCACGGCTAACCAGAATGCCGCTCACCGGGATGACCTCGACGCCGGTACGGCCGATGGCCTGACGGCGGCTTTCCTCCATGCGCTCGATACGCGAGGTGTAGCCAGGTTCATCGGCGTCATTCCAGAGCTTGGCGTCACTGCCAGCGCCGGCACCGATGTTGATGATGTTCAGGTGCATGACCCGGTTCGCCCAGCTCACGCCGAGGTCGAGCATGTCAGGCGTCACCAGCAGCGGCGTATTGAACAGCAGGCTGGACGCTCTCAGGTGGCGTTTCATTGGCTGAGAATCCTCGTGATCTCGGCGTGCTGCAGCTCTAGCTGCGCGCGCACGTTGGGGTTGGTCAGGTCGGCGGTTTTGCTCACGTCAACCATGTTCAGCGGCTGCAGGTACAGATCGCCGCCCGGAACGGGTGGCATGTTCTCCAGCCGGCGAATGTCGTTGACCGACAGCCAGCCCCATTGCCGGCCAATGGCGTAGGCCTCATAGCGGCTCTTTTGGTCGCCGCGCATGAGGCCGGACAGGTTGAACTCGATGAAGTACGTGCGCCGATCCTTCGGCAGCAGGAAGTCGCGCATCATTGCCTGCTCGTGGCGCTTGGCCCAGGGCAGCAGGGCGAACACCACGAACTGAATCAGCAGCTGCTCGATGGTGTTGTAGTTGGCCTTCTCCAGGTCATTCACCATCGGCAACGGGATCTTGTAGATCCGTGCGATGTTGGTGCCGGTCAGCTTGAGCACGTTCACCACGTCGGCATCGACATTGGTCATCGAGATGGGCCTGAAGGTCATGCCCTCCTGCAGCAGCGCGACCTTCTTGGCGTTGTCGATGCCGCTGTACTTCTGCCCCCACTGCTCAACCAGCTTGTCGATGCTCGCCTGATCCTTGATGGCCGGAGACTCTTTAGGTCGCTCGATGACGCCGGATACCGTGGCGCCATTGGCGAACGACTTGCCGGTGTAACGGGTGATCGCCTGGGCCATGCCAACCGTTTCGGCGTGCAGTTCGATGGGCGACAGGCCCACATAGTTGTTGGTCGACGACCACCGCACGTGGTGCACCATCCGCATCGGCACCGGCTCGGCGGTGCCAATGCGGTAGTAGGGCAGCAAGTCGCTCCCCTTGAGCACCTGGGTTTTGTCATTACTAAGCGGCCATAGGGCGGTGACGTTGCCATCCTCGCGGCGGTCGATCCACGTGAAGCTGTTGCCGCGCAGGCCGCATGCCATCTGCTTGCACTCGGTTAGCTCGAACGGGGTCTGAAAACCGTTCGGCTGATAGCGCAGCACGTCGTACAACGGATGGTTGATCGCGGCATCACGCCGCCCACCTTCCTTGCGTTCGTAGACCTCCAGCGGCAGCTGTGCCAGCGTCTCGGCCAGCAGGGTGACGCAGTTATGCAGGATGGGCACGCCCAGCGCAGTCTCGGGCGTGACGGATACCCCGGCGCTGTTGCCACCGCCAGAGCCGATCAGGCCGCGCCAGAAGTCGCCGAAGCTCTCCAGCGTGCCCTGCTGGCCTGTGCCGCGCAGGCTCGAAAAGAACATGCTCAGCCCCCTTTGGTTTTGATGGCAGCCGCTGCTCGGTCAGCAAGCAGCGACCAGGCCAGTAGGCCGAGGCCGGCGACGATGAACGCCGCTGGCACGTTGAGTTGAGCCACACCCGCGACCAGCAGGCCGAAGCCCAGCAGCCCGGCAAGCCAGGAAAGGATCTGCACCAGGGTGCTCATATGCCCACGCCCTTGTCGTAGATGGATGTTCCGCCACCAGGCGGCGCCGAGCCGCTGACGCCGGTTGCGATGACCGAGGCCACGATGCCGTCGATCCGGCCATTCGACTTGGCCTTGTCGACCTTGCGATTGTTCGCCGGGTCGGAGGTGGTCACGGCGTTGGCCGCGCACATGGTCAACACCGGGTTGCCGTCGTGCCGCAACGTCTCCACCACCTCGAACTCGCTCAGGTCGATGTCGAGCGGGTTACCGTCCTCATCCAGCACCTGGGGCGGCATGCCAAGCAGCCTACGCTCGAACTCGTCCACGGCCGGCGACATGCTCTGGTAGCCCTGGCCGAATGGCTCCATCTCCGGCAGCTCGATGTCGTGCTCGATCATCAGCTGCTTGAGATCCTCGATCCGCCAGCGGTCGTAGCCGATCTTGCGCACGTCGAAGTACGCGCAGATAGTCTGCAGACGCCGCAGCACATGCAGCTTGCTGATGGCCCTGCCCGGCGTCGTCTCCAGATGCCCCTCGGCGATCCACACGCGGTACGGCACGCGGTCGCGGTTCTCCCGGCCCTCAAGGTCGTGATCGGGTATCCAGAAGTACGGCAACAGCCGCCAGTGCGGGTCAGCCTCGGTCGGGTAGAACTCCAGCACGAACGATGTCAGGTCGGTGGTACTGGCCAGGTCGAGCCCAGCCACACACGGCCGATTGCGCAGCATCCGCATCGGCACGCGCTCTGCAGCGCCCAGCCAAACGTCGCCGCTGATCCACGGGTTTTCCGCCGCCGTCCACTGGCAGAAGTTCAGCCGCCTTACCACGGCCTCTTTTGCCGGCAGGCCGCGCGCTGCCACCACCTGCTCGCGCAGGTAGCGACGCCCCGGAATGCCATCGGTACGCCCCTCGGGGATGAAGTCGAGCGACGGGTTGACCTTCGGCCAGCAGGCCTCGTCGGTCAGTGGATCGTCGCCCTCATCCAGCGAGCAGATGAACGCGAAAAAGGTGTCGTCGATGACATCGCCACGGCACACGCGCACCCCGTAATCGTGGTACTGGCCGGCCACGCTGTTCTTGTCCGACCCGCTGTTGGTGATCATCGCCACCAGGGCGCGGCGCCGGTTCTTGGTGCCGGCCCGCATCATCTCGACGGCCGAGGCCGTCTTGTGCTCGTGCACCTCGTCCAGCAGGCCCATGTGCGGGCGCGGCCCTGACTGGCCATCGTCGTTGCTGATGGCCCGGAAAAAGCTGTTGGTGTTCGGGTAGAACAGGTTCCAGATCTTTTCGTTACGGCCGCTCTGCTCGATGCGCGCCGCCAGCTTGGGCGACATGGTGACCATCGACACCGCGTCGCGGAACATGATCATGGCCTGATCTTTCTTGGTCGCGGCGGCGTAGATCTCGGCGCGCTGCTCGCCATCGGCCACTAGGCCATACAGCCCGATACCCGCGAGCAACGGCGATTTACCCGACCCCTTGCCCGTCTCCATGTAGGCCAGGCGGAAGCGGCGCACGCCATCGTCAACGTACCAGCCGAACAGGCTGCCAACGACGAACGCTTGCCAGGGCGCGAGTTGGAAGGGCGAGCCCTCATAGTCGCCGCCGTTGAGGCACAACACGTCCTCGAAGAAGCCGATGGCGCGGTCGGCTGCAGCCTGATCCCACACCAGGCCCCGCTCGCCGCCGCGCTCCAGATCGTTCAGGTGACGCTGGCAGGCGTTGCGAACATCCGGCCCGGCCACGATCTGGTGAGCCAGCACGGCGATGGCGAACGCCCGCACGCGGCAATCAGCTGAAGTATTGGTCAGCAGCGTCTCTTGGTGCATTGGGGAACAACTCGCCTTGAGGCACCAGCGCCTTCATGGCGCGGCGCGCAACCGGGGAAAAGCCGAACAGCGCCCCCGCTTGGTTCGCGCGGCGCTCGGCGTCGTTGGCGAGCTGCCGCCAGATGCTGATCTGCTGGGCGCCAGTCTTGTACGTCTGCACGTCGCCCTTGCCCTCCAGCTCGGCGTTCAGGTCGGCGATCTTGCGGCGGAACCGCACCCAGTCGCCCACCGCCTCGCAGTACGAGGCCAGCGCCATCATGTCCAGCTCACTGACCCAGCCCAGCGCAAGCAGTGCCTCGGTCACACGGTCCCATTCCTGGGCGCCTTCGGGGCTCAGGAAGTCGGGTTTAGGCGGGGCCTGTACCGGCACAGCGGGTGCCTGCGCAGCTGCTTGTAGCGCGGCCATGCCCTTCTTGCTGGGGTCACCGCGCAGCTGATGCACGGTAGCCGGCAACGGCGGGCGGCCTGAATTGGCATTCCCGGCCATCGATCAACCCTCCAAAGTCTGAAGCCCCCACCCCCCCCATTTTTCCCGGCGTTGCACACGAGGTTCCAGACGTCGTTCTAGGTTCGGGCGGCGAAAAGTTTTTACCCCCCCCCTACCCCTGGCTTGGCAGCCTGGGCCGGGCGGTTCCAGTGGTGGCGCGGATCGAGCGGCAGGCCCGAGTCAGAGCAGCCGAGCCGGCCGCCCTTCTCCATCCGCTGCTTGGTCGAGTCGTGGCACGGCTTGCACAGCGACTGCCAGTTGGCACGATCCCAGAACAGGCGCCAGGCCTCGGCGATGCGCTCCGCGTCGCCGCTCAACTTGGCGTCACCCAGGCGCGGCGCCTTGATATGGTCGACCACGCTGGCGGCCACAGCGCGGCCCTTGTCACGACAGAACACACAGAGCGGGTTGCGCCGCAAGTGATCCGCTCGGGCCTGCTGCCAGCGGTAGCCGTACCCTTTGGCGGCCGCGGTGAGCGGCTTGGTTTTACTCACGCGGCGCACCCACGTCATTCAACTGGATACGCAGCAGCCTGATAGCCAGCCGACGCACCGCCTCGACACCGAAGAATCCGATGGTGCCGCCGATGCCCACCGCGATCTGAGCCAGCGGCGCCTGGAAGTCAGGCCACCAGAACGCAATCGCCAACGCAGCCATCGAAGTGCCCGCCACCGTCAGCAGGCCGCAAAGCCCAGCCTCCAGCGCGATGCGCTGCCACGCCTTCTCCTTGCGGTCATAGATCACACGCAAGCACGCAATCACCAGAGCCATAACGAACCCCTGTACGGTCGGGGATGGTTCAAGCAACCAGGCGAGGAACTCGGCCCACAGGCCTGGATCTTTATCCATCGCGCCGTTCTCCAGATGGCGGAAACAAAAAAGCCCCGGCAACTGCCGAGGCTCGAATGGGCAGCCCGTCCATGGGCAAGGCGCCGCAACCACGGGGCGCCATAAACACAAAACCCGGCGCGGTGGCCGGGTTTGCGGTCAGCCCGCCTTAGCGGACTTCTTCGAAGATGGCTGATTTATACCCCTCGATTCTCATGGCAGCAAGGGCCGAACACTGCCACCCCAGCAATGCACCAGCAATGCGCCGACAAAGCGCCCGCAATGCGCCGGCAATATAACGAACCTCGGCTACCGCGCCGCAGGCGCAACCCCACATACCCCACCGCATTACAAGGTGAGACAACGCTACACCCCGCATCCCCACTGACTGCTCCCCACCTCCCCACCTTTCCAAAGGAATTAATAGATTGTGTGAGCGCGCGAGCACGCGTGCGCGTGTATACACGCGTCGTGCCTGCACATACGTGCACGGGGCGAAGGTGGGGAGGTAGGACACGCCCAGCAAATACGCGGCCTCAAGCGGGGCCCACCTGCCAAACGCGGTAGGCCAGGTGGGGCACAAACGAAAAGCGCGCCTCATGCGGCGCGCTTCCGGTTGATCAACTCACGCTCCAGGCTCTCATGTGCCTGCTGCAATCGTCGGTAATACTGGGGTCGACTACAGCCGCACGCGGCCCACTTCTGAGCATCGCGGCTGTCGTAGTTGGTGTAGTGCTCGATCACCACCTGGCGTTCCTTATCCGGCAGATGCCGGTTCACCAGCAGCTCGATCTCGGCTGCCTGTTCCAGCAGCACACGGCTGCCACGCGTACTACGGATCAGCACGCCGCGCGAGTCTATCAGAGCCGCCAGCGAACACCCACCGGCACCCGGCCCGATCCGCTCCACCCCATGCGGGGGGTGCAGCTCGGCCGCCCACAGCTGCAGCGCCTCATCGATATACCGGATCATACGAACGACTCCCGCTGCTCAAGCGGCATCTGGCCCGGAGTCTTCCAGCTCTCCGGCCGCTCGTACTTGTACGGCCGCACCCCGCCGCGCCCCTCGGGCGCCATGCGCTTTCGCCGCCACTTGAGCCGATGCATGATCTGCCCGAGCCGCGTCTGCTCCGGCCGCCCCCAATGGCCAGGGTCGAGCAGCAGCGCCTTCTCCAGCAGCACATCGCCGCCAATCGCCTCGCAGGGATTGTTCTGCAGGTAATCCACAATCCTCGGCTCCCAGGCGTCACCCTGAAAGCGCACGTCTTGCTCCTGCTCGAACATCGCCTTCTCGTCATCTTGTGGCCACCACGGCTCGCCCGCCTCATACAGGTGCAGCGCCTCGGCCCACAGCTGGTCGCGCACCTCGCGCAGGCCGGCCAGGTTCACCTTCATGCACAGCACCGGCCAGTAACGACGGTTCCCGGTCGGGTCGCGCAGATACTCGTCTTGGTTCGTCGAGCCGGCGAACACGCACTGACGCGGCAACCGGATGTTTCGCCGCCCATAGCTCGGCCGGAAAATGTCCACCTCGGCCCCGAAGAACGACTTCGCCTTCGTGCTCTCCACCTTGTTGAATGCATCCAGCTCGGCCAGCTCGATGATCCACATGCCCTGGATAGCCTGATAAGCCTCCTTCTCCCCCAGCGGTATCGGCGTATCCATGAACCACTCACCACCCAGCACCCGCAGCGCCGACGACTTGTTCAGCCCCTGCTCACCTTCGAGGATGATCACACAGTCAGCCTTCGCCCCCGGCACCATCACCCGAGCCACGGCCGACACCAGATAGCGCATCCCCATGATGCCCGGATAGTCCTCATTCCCCGCCAGCGCAACGCCGCCCAGGTAGTCCTTAACCCACGTCCGCAGGCGCGGCGTGCCGTCCCACTTCAAGCCCTGCAGGTAATCGCGCACCGGGTGGAACGGGTTCTGATTGGCAACCACCGCCACCGCCTCCAGCACCGCCAGCGACTTCACCTGCAGCCCGTACTGCTCGGCCAGCCAGATCGCCGTGCGCGTATCGTCGAGGTCCGACCACTCGCCGGCACGGCCACCATAGGGCGTCGCCCGACGCTTCACCGTCCGGCCGGCGAACAGATCCTCGCCGATCACACCCTTCCAGCGCTCGTCGTTCTCTAGAATCAGCACCACGTTGGCCACCACCGACAGCAGCGCACCCTTCCCGTTACGGTGCAGCGCCGCCTTCCACTCAGCATCGGCGGGCGGGCGCACGGCCGCCAGCACCTGGCGCCGCACCGCGTCCAACCCCTCGGCCAGCTGCAGGTCGTTGAAGTCGGTCCACTTGTCGTCACGCTCCCCGCTGAACACCGGGAACACCACCCGCCCGCCGACCACATGCGCCGCGTGCTCGGCCTTCTCGATGCCAGGGTTCCACGGCTCACCCTTGACCGTCTTCGTCTTCCAATCGTCATCCGCGCAGAACAGGAACTGCCGGCCGGGGAAGCGCTCGCGCAACGCCTCGGCTACCGGCATCAGATTGCCAGCAGTGAAGGCTGCGCAGGCGCACAGCCCGGTGGCCAGGTGCACAGAGGCCGCTGTCGCATACCCCTCGCAGATCAACACCGGCTCGCCCGGCTCCGGGTGCGGCCCCAGCAGATGGAAAGCCCCAACCGGGTCAACACCGGCCGGCCAAAAGCGCTTGCTCAGCCCGTCCGCATCCGGCGTGCCGAACAGCACCTGCAGGCCCACAACCTTGTCATGCACGTTGATCATCGGCACCAGCGCGGTATCCGGCTTGCGGCCGAACTTCAGCCCAACAGCCGGCACCGCCTTGCGCTCCAGATACCCGCAGCGCCCGCGCTCCGGCAGGGACTCCCACATACGCGCAGCCCGGCGCCGAGCACCCGCTGCGCGTGCTGCGCGCTTGGCCTCCTCTTTCGCCTTCGCCGCCTCGATGCGGGCCTTGATGACCTTGCGGTCCTCCTCGCTCATGCGCCCGCCCACAGGCTTCAGCTTGTGGAAGTCACCCTTCTCGCCCTCGCGCCACGAGCCGAACGCACCCGCGTAATAGGTGCGCCCCGCGTTCGAGTGCTCATAGATCACATAGAAGCCGGTTTTCGTCTTGCCCTTGTCGCCCGCAGCCCGGCAGCGCGTGCGCACGTCCAGCATCAGCGGCAGGTCAGGATCTAGCCCCGCGTCCTGCAGCTGGGCCAGCACGTCGTCGAGTAGTTCGTGACGGTCTGTCATGCATCACCTCGCGAAGGCATGCGCAACTCGGTGCCGACGGGGTAATAGTCGAAGTGCCTCATGCCCGGGAACCGGTCAGCGTTCAGGCTGGCAATTTCCTCCCAGCGGTGGCTGTTATTCAGCTCGCGATTGGCGATACCCATAACGCTCTCGCCCGCCCGCGTGATGTAGATCCACTGGGCCGAGTTCCGAACGAACCCAGGGCAATCTGGAGCGTGAAGCTCTCCAGCTCCAGCCAGACCCGCCGGACAGTTGCAGCGAACATAGCGACTCATCGCCCACCCCCTTTGCTCTCCAGATACGCCTGGCAGTCAACGCAACGCAGGCAAGGCAGCTTGGCCAGCGCCTGCACGCGCTCGAACGGGATGGTGACGCCGCATTCCTCGCATTCCTCGGCGACAGGGCATTGCCGGGCAAGCTCGCGCGCGGCAAGTTGGCGATCCAGTTCGATCTGCATCCGGTCATTAGCAATATCAGCCAGATCAGCCATGGTCGCGCCCCTCCTCATGCTTGAGGCGCACCACGGCGCGCAACTTGAACACCGCTTGCAGCATGCGCACCGCCAGCAGCTCGAACTGGGCCAGCTCGTCGTCGTCCAGGTGGTCATCCGCCAGCGCCTTGGCCAGCTGCTCGCTCAGGTCGTTCTCGCTGCGCAGCAAGCCCGTGATGCCAACGAGCAGCGACTGCGGCGTGTCCGTCTCGCTCAGCTCGGAAACGTCGATGCCCACCCAGCCGATCGGCTGCAGGATCGCATCGACAATGCGCGCATCGCGGGTCAGGTCGAGGATCAGCTGCAGCTCATCGACGTTCACCCGATGCTTCGGGTTCGTGCCGGTCAGGCTCAGCTTGTGGTTCAGGGTGGAAGGGCTGATGGCGCCGTCGACGGCGGCAATGGCGGTGGCACCGCCGGGGTACTGATGCACGGCGTGGTAAAGCGCCTGCGGCAGGGTCAGCAGCGTGCGGCTGGCACGCTCGGTGGAACTGAGCCGGGCTCGGTTCATAGGGCAAAACTCCCGGAGCCAGGCCCGAAGGCACGGGCTCCCTTAGTCAGGTGGTCGCATGCAGCCGGCGAACCGACCGCACCCCGAGCAAGGCCCATGCTCCGCACAGGCCCTGCCCTTACAGCCCGCCCGCTGGTGGTGGCAGCGAGCGAACAACCCCAGGCATCCCGGCCCGGGTGCGGCGCGCAGTGGTGGTGCGCGCCAGGGAGGTGGCAGCCGCCGCAGCAAGCTGCCAGTGACCACGGCATGACGCGTTGCTATAGTCACGCCGTGGCTCCCCTTAGTCAGGTGGTCACAGCAAGCCTGCTGATCTGTGGTGGAGAGGCAGGCAACACGGAGCCCTCGGGCTCTGGCGGCCACCGCTTCAACGGTGGCCGGGAAACGAGGCGCCTTCGGGCGCCTTTTTTCTAGGCGGCCCGAGCACCGCCGGGCGCCTCTTCGGCACCAAACACATCAGGCCGCAGCAAATGCCGGCTGATGCCGCTGATGCCCTCAACCGCCAGGACGATCTCAGCGGGGCAACGCTTCTTGACGCGCAGGTGATGCCAGATCAGCTGCTGGGAAAACTGAGTGCCGCGCTCAGAGAGGCGGCGAGACAGCTCCGATTGGCCGCCAGCATTGACGACGGCCTGTTCGAACGCTTCTTGCATCGATACATCGTTAGGCATGGAGGGGACCTCTAGTGAAGCTCGGGGCCAATCTACAAATAAAACTGTTGTATGGCAACAGGGAATTTTGTTTGCCACCTTACAAAGAGATTTGTAGCTTCGACGCCATGCCCACACCTATCGAAAGACAGCAGGCCCTAGCGGACTTGCTCCGCACCCGTCGACAAGAACTCAAGATGTCCCAGAAGGACGTCGCCGAGGGCGTGCGCGCCCTCCTGGGCGGAGAAACCTTCAAGCAGCAGTCCTACGCCGCCATCGAGTCAGGGAAGACCAAGCACTCCAAATACTTACCTCAGATAGCCCGCGTGCTCGGGATACCCCTAGAAGCGGTATCCCCAGTGAACCCTGCCCAGATCGTGGTGCGGGAAGCAGCCATCCCATATGGCGACCAGGCGACAGTAGTCGGGGAAGCAGGAAGGAAATTGCCAGTGATTGGATCAGTAGCGGCCGGAGTATGGTGCGAGGCAATCGACGAGTTTCAACCAGGGGATGCTGACGAGTGGATCGAAGCGCCAGGCCCCGTCGGTCCTCACGCCTTCGTCCTGAAGATCGAAGGCATCAGCATGTACAACCCCGCAGGCCCCGTCAGCTTCAGCGACGGCGACAAAGTAGTGGTCGATCCCGACCGCGAGGCCAAGTCTGGCGACTTTGTGGTTGCCAAGGTTGCCAGCCAGAATGCCGTCACCTTCAAGCGACTGCGCTATGAAGACGGCCAATGGTATCTGGAAGCCATCAACCCGGACTGGAAACCCAAGTACATCCACCTAACAGAAGAATGGCACATCTGCGGCCGCGGAATGTGGAAGGTACAACAGCTTTAACAATCTCAGCTGCCGAAGACTACAAACAAAACTGTTGACCTCATTACAAGATCACTTGTAGATTTTGCCTCGTCTCTCCACCACAGAGCCGAGGTAAACCATGTCTGCATCTGTTCACGCGCTCCCGTCGTGCCCGACTGAGCGCATCTTCGAACTGCGCCGCGCCACCCAGGCAGCCGGCTGCCAGTTCACCCGCGTAAAACCCAAGCCCCGCACCGCGCCGGCCCCCTTCGATCCGAACGACGGCGGGAGGGCTGCTTAATGGCACTCCAATCTACCCCCGCCCAGAAGCTCAGCGTCTGGCGGAAGGGCCTGCTGCGCGAGATCACGTGGGCTCGCCAAGCCAGCCACCCCCTGGCCATCGACACCCACGGCGATAAAGCCCACGGCATGATCTATGCCGCCTTCATCCTCGGCGCAATCAGCAGCGACGAGTATGACCGCGTAAGCGAGCTGACCATCAACGCTACGTACTGCCGGCGGATGGAGTGCCAGCAAGGCCCCTACACCTACAAGGCTCCGGCCGGCCCCGTACAGGAGGCCGCAGCATGAACTTCACCCTCCCCGAAGACGGCCTGCAGCGCCTCGCTGCCCAGCTCAACCTATCCGGCACCTTCACCCACACCCTGCGCTCTGCCTACGGCCACCAGCTGCTAGCCCGCGTGCGCATCGAGCGCGGCCAGCCCAACACCGCCGTGCGCATCGAGATTGGCGACCAGGCGCACAGCCTCGACGTGCAAACCGCCCACCCCGAGAAGCACCTGCAGGTCGCGGACTTCATCGACGCAATCGCCAACGGCCGCGTAGACGGCGGCGAGCTGGCACCGCCCCGCGTTACCCGCCAGCCCCTGCTGCCAGAGCCGGACGCCCTGCTGAACGAAACCCAGCTGGGCCGGCTTAAGCACATGGTGCGCCACGGCGGCTTCGCCAGCCTCGACACCGGGCACGAGCACCCCATCAACGTGGCCGTGCACCGCACCCGCCCGGCCGAAGGCGTGACCGTCATCGCCAGCATTGGCACCGCTCGCCCGCGTACCAAGTGTTTCACCCTGCGCGGCGATCAGCGCGAATGCCTCAAGCGCCTGCTGATCAGCATCGAGCACCTGCACATCATCGCCACGCCGCAACGCGCGGCTGCGGCGTGAGGAGGCCAGCATGTCCAACTCCCTCAAGTACACCGCCCAGCGCCTCGGCCTGGGCCACCGCGACCTGATGAAGCGCATGCGCGCGGCCGGCATCCTCGACCGCCACAACCTGCCGGCCAACCCGGAGATGACCAAGGCCTACCTGGTCACCCGCGAGAACCGCTACATCCACCCCGATGCCGGCTGGCAGTACCCCCGCACCACCCGCGTCACCGATGCCGGCATTCCGTGGCTGGCAGAGAAGCTCGGCATCGAGCGCCCGATGCCGGAGCCGCAGCAGGACCCGCGCGATGTCGCCTGACCTGCTCTACACCACCCCGGACGGGCAGCAGATCACCCCGACCTCTGCCCGCCAGTGGGTGGCCGTCATTTCCAAGCTGCCCACCAAGGACGAGCGCAAAGCAGCCATTGCCAACCACGTGCCCGAACACCTGCGCGAACTCGTTCGCACCATGGGCCGCATCGCCTGGGAACACCCAGCCCGGAGCAAACAATGAAAGACATCAAGCTACTGGACGACACCCTGATCGAGCTGCTGCGCATGCCCGAAACCGAGCGCAACAGCGAAGTCATCAGCAGCGCCCTGCACCTGGCGGCCAGCGCCGCCGGCCTGCGCCTCGGCCAAGCCACCGACCTGCAGCTGCAGCACATGCAGCTCGAAGGCGCCGTGGCGCGTCTCACCGAGGGCCTGGGCGACGGCTTCACCCACCGCACCGCCTTGCGCCTCGGCCCGAACCTGAGCGGCATCGAGCTGTTCGCCTCCATCGAAGCCATCGGCAAGGCCGACGAGATCCGCTTCACCGGGTTCGGCTCCACCGCCCAGGGCGTACTTAGCCAGCTCAACCAGGCCATCGCCGCGTTCGGCATCAACCTCGGGCCGGCCAAGCCCAAGGCGCGCCACCCCAACAAGAACCCGCTGCGCCTGCTGCCGCGTGAGGCCCGCCGCGCATGAGCCCGACCAACGACCAACAGCAGCCCCTGCGCCTGCTGCCAGCCCCCAGGCCGACCACGCTGGACATGCTCTTCCGCATGTTCGGCACCGTCCTGATCCCGCTGGAAGCCGTGCGCACCGAGCTGTTCCGCAACCTCAACGAAGACCGCTTCGGCCGCCAGGTCGGCACCGCAGCCATTCCCCTGCCGGTCACCACCCTGCAGGAGAGCACCAAGGCACTGCGTTACATCGAGATCCACCACCTGGCCGCCCACATCGACCAACGCGCCGGCCAAGCTGACGACGCCCTGGCCAAGGTGCTGGGCAAAGAGCAAGAGGACTGAGCCATGCAAACCAACCCCCTACCCAGCATCGACCGCACCAAGAAGCAGGCCAAGAAACTCAGCAAGGCTACCGAACTCACCCACATGCAGGCACTGCACGCCATCGCCCAAAACCACGGCTTCAAGACCTACGCCAGCCTGCTGGCTGCCCATAAGCAAGCGAAGGCCGGCTGACATGTACCGATATTGCCGCGAGTGCCGCGCCGAACTCGGCGAGTTCGACCACAAAGAAATCGGGCTCTGCCAGGGACACCTACACCTTTGCGAAGACTGGCGCCGCTATGACGACCTGCGCGAGGAAGGCCACAGCGCCTACGCCGCCAAGCTGATGGCCGGCCTGGCAGATCCACCCGACCCCGACGACGACTGATCCACCAAAACCACCTGACAGCCGCACCCGCTGCCACCACCAGCGACCGGCCAACACGAGGAGCACCACCATGGAACTCACCACCTTCACCACCCCGCAGATCTACGGCATCTTCGCCGCCCTCAGCTGCGCCGCTGTCGCCGGCATCATCTTCTACTGCATCGGCCTGCGCACCGGCAAAGCCGCTGGCTACGAGCAAGGCCGAGAGACCGCCGCCAAGCACTGCAAATCCATCGTGCACCCGCTCCGCGAGGCGCTGGCCGAGCATCGCGACCTGCTCGCCGCCCGCTCCCGCGAGGCAATGACCCTGCGCGCCAACATCAAGGCCGAGGCCGAGGATCACGGCAAGGTCGAGCGCGGCCTGCTCAACCGCCTGGCCGCTGCAGCGCCACTCAGCGACGAAGACCACGCCGTCCTGCTCGCCGTCGCCAACAAGCTGGAGCTAGCCGGCGACACCTTTGCCGGCCTCAACGCGCACGATCACGCCCGCTTCAGCCGCCACCTGCAGGCCCAAGTGCTGGACATGGCCGAGCGCATCAGGAAGGCCCAGGCCAACACCCAGCCCCACCCCGACAGCGAGCTGATCGACTGGCTGGACGAGAACGCCACCCTGCATTTCGACCTCGAAACCGCCGAGCTGCGCTTCCAGGCATTCGCAGAGGATCACCCGATCATCGACGACCTGCGCACCCTGCTGCGCAAGGCCAAAGCCGACAGCGACGAACTCGACCGCAACCACGGCGAACTCCTGCAGGCCGCCGTCGCACAGGAGGCCGCAGCATGAGCTGGATCATCACCCGCAGCGCCAAGCGCTTCGACCTGCTCGAACCGGCCGCCCACATGGTCGACCCGACCGACATCGCCCACGCGCTCAGCATGCAGTGCCGCTTCAACGGCCACGTGAAGTCCTTCTACAGCGTCGCCCAGCACTGCCTCGTCGTCGCCGAGCTGGTGCCGGTGCAGTACCAGCTGGAAGCCCTGCTGCACGACGCCACCGAGGCTTATGTGGGCGATCTGGTCAGCCCGCTGAAGCAGGCCCTGCCCGAATACCGCCAGATCGAAATGCGCGTCTGGCACGCCATCTGCCACCGCTTCGACATCGAGCCGGTGCTGCCGCCCTGCGTCCACGACGCCGACCTGATCGCCCTGGCCACCGAAAAGCGCGACCTGATGCCGGCGCACGCCGACGCCTGGCCGTGCCTGATCGGCACCCACCCCGCGCAGTTCCGCATCAAGCCCATGACCCAGGCCGAGGCGGCACAGGCCTACTTCAACCGCCTGATGGAACTGCTGGCCACCACCCACCGCGCGAGGGCTGCAGCATGAGCAACCAACCATTGCCGGCGCCATGGCTGCCCATGGAATCAGCGCCAAAGGACGGCCGACTTGTCCGCCTACTGGTGAGCTTCGAAGAGAACGCTATTGATGATGGCGACGAACCCTTCGCCACCATCGGCCAGAACAACTTCCAGAACGACCAGGTGGATCGCTGGCAGTTCGTAGGCTGGAACTGGACACACGACGAGTTCACCGATGGACAGGGCACGCCCCTGGGCTGGCTGCCGATGCTGGATGAACAGAGCGCCGCCGCGCGTGATGTCCTCGCTGAACGCCAGCGGCAGATCACCGCCGAGGGCTGGACGCCTGAGCATGATGACGAGCACTGCTGCGACGAAATTGCCGCCCTTGCCTGCTACTACGCGATGCCGCCGGCCGCTCGGCAGTGGTCTGCCGAGTCAACCGGATACGGCGACACGCTGGAAGAGGCGATCCTTCCCGAAGGGTGGACGGTAAAGCACTGGGATGGCAGCGAAAATGGCCGGCGCCGTGAGCTGGTCAAGGCCGGCGCCCTGATCCTGGCCGAGATCGAGCGCATCGACCGCCAACACCCCGGCTCGCCCGTTGGGCTCATGAGCCAGGCGCAGAAAGGGGGCGACCAATGACCCAAGCCCCAGCCGCCACCGCAGCCACTGCCGTGCGACAGCACGGCGGCGGCCGTCACCCGCTGAACCTGCTGTGCACGGCGCCGGCCGGCCGCCTGCAGGTCTCGCGCGGGGGCGTTATAAACCGCCGCGCCGAAGGCGCGACATCATCCCATCCCCTGCCCGCCAGCTGCGCAGCAGCTGCACACCCCACGACAGGCGTGCGCCGCGCCCGCGAGTTGAGCCCATCGCTCCGCTCTCAAGACCGCCCGCACGCGCAGCTTGTTGAGGGGTATGGGCACATAACTCCGTCAAGAATCAGCCCTAAGCGATTCCCACTTCCTAGCCATTTCACTTTCGATGGCAAGAAACGCACTAGCAGTGAAAGCCGCACGTTTCCTGAATTTTCGCAGATCGAATGCTGGAGTAGCGGCCGCCCGCATGTCGGAAACACCTGCTTCAATGCTGGACATAAGCTTCAGCAGTGCATGAACCAGATGGGGGTCAGGCAAGCGCAGGAAATCGACCCCTCGGAGGTAGCCCAGCTCTCTCTCAAGGTATCCAAGCCAGTACTCAACAGGCTCGATGGCCGGCATTCGCTCGTCCATCTCATCTACGAGGCGGGAAAGAGTCTGCCCGGCAACCGTAACTCGATCAGCCACAAGCCAGACCAGGCCATGCACTACATCGTCCTGCTTGAGCTTGTCACGCTGCAGATCAGTTCGCTGACGATTTGCGACCCAGACCGCGGCACCGATACCCAAGACGGACCCTATCGCCTGCACCCAAGCCGGAACATGCTCGCCATCCCATGGCACCACCAACACCAGCACTACGGCAGGCACAACGAAGCAAGGGCTGAAGAGGAATCGCGCAATACCAGCGACCGTGAACCGTATGTGAAACTCCTTGTTGAGCATGCAAGCCTCCAGGCACCAGTTATCGACGGGAGATTGCCGGCACCCTGCCACCATGTCCAGCGGGGTGCAGCATGACCGACCCCATCAACCAACTGCCCGAGGATCAGGACGGCCTGCTCGCTGCCCTGCAGGATCTGGTCGCCCAGCTAAAGCGGCCGCAGGTGCCGGCAGAGGACGAACTGTGGACAGCCGAAGACATCGCCGACTATCTCAAGCTGGCCACCGACACCACAGAGCGCCGCGTCGTCACCCGGCCAGACTTCCCTTCGCCGCTGCAGCCATGCGACACCGGCCCGCGCGCGGCTAAACGGTGGTTCGCCGTAGACGTGCGCAGCTGGGCCAGAAAGAACGCCTCGAAACTCCCTACCGGCAGGTCCGGCCGCAAAGCCGCCTGATCAATCCAAGCGCCCGGCCACCTCGGTGGCCGTGGCGTTGTAGTACACCATCAACGAACGCGGATCACGGTGCCCGGTCATCCGGGCCAGATCCAGCACATCGAGTTTCCTGGCCAACCTGGTGGTGGCCTCATGCCGGGTATCGTGGAAGCGCAGGTCAGCGATCTCCAACCGATCCCGCACACGCCTGAATAGCACGTCGGCATTGGCCGAGTTGACCGTGAACAGATTGTCCCGCCCCTTCGCCGCATCGAGCAGTACCTGCAGCAGCTCCACCGCACGCTTGGATAGCGGCACGTTGCGCGCATCACCGTTCTTGGTCTTGGCCAGGCGCACATAGCGATCAGCAAGCCGGGTAGCTGGCTTGGTCAGACTCAGGATCTCACCCTGGCGCATCGCCGTTTCGAGCGCGATCAGGAAGGTGTAGGCGACCTCCTGCATCTTGGTGACAGGCGGCTCGCCCTCGACATAGCCCAGGCCATTGAGCAACGCTTTCTCTTCATCAGCACTGATGCGCCGGTCGCGAGGTCGATTGTTGATGGGGCGCTTCACCTCTCGCACAGGGTTGTTGCTGCACCACTTCCACTCGGTGCGCGCCTGCTCGAACACGCTAGACAGCAGCGTCATCTCGCGTCGGACGCTCGGGCCTTCCACCAGCTTCAGCCGGGAGTCGCGCCACTCGGCGATCTGGTCAGCCGTCACATCCCCCAGGCGCGCGCCGACGAACTCCAGCTCCTTGAGCAGCTTGTCGAGGCGCACTTCCTCCCAGCGCTGGCCAGCCTTGGTCGGCGTCACCTCGGCCTTGTACCGCCCGATGGCATCTGCCAGAGTGGAATTGCTGGCGGCTGCATGGCCAGGTACAGCGGCCAGAATCTCCGCCTCGCGCTGGGTCGCCCAGGCCACCGCCTGAGCCTTGGTCGGGAAGGTCTGAGACTCCCGCACACCCCGCTTAACGATCTCAGCCCGCCAGCCCCCGCTACGCTTCCGATACGACGCCAC